CACGTGTTCAACAAATGTTGATAAGTGGAGGAGTATTAGTTACAGTTTTTTCTGCTTTTGTTTTAATTTTACGTAGTAAAAAGAATAAAAATTCTCATTCTGATTCGGAAGTTGTTTCGAATTATATGAAGAAGAAGGTTGCTTATTCTCGTGCTAAGAAAGAATTAGAAGAAGCTAAAAGACACTTCTGTGAAACTGAAAAGAATATTCTAATTAGAGCACAAGAAGAAGCTAAAGAGCAAGTAACATTGCAAACTGAGCGTTTGGCTACTATCAGTAAAATCATTAACGAACAAGATGATTGTATTAACATTCAAGGCAATCGTTTTAGTACTACTGAAGATCAATTGGAACGTGAAACACGTAATAATGTATGGTACAATCCAAACATTGAATTAACATCTTTTGATGTCCCATTAGCAAGCAATAGTTTGGCTAATATGAAATCGGAAGAAATGCGAGATTTCTTTGGAAGAAATTGTGTTGTACTTCTAGTTCGTGTTGAAGGTGAAAAAACAGTGCGTACTGTTAGAGGTGTCTTTTTGAAAGGACATATTTGTTTAACAAATAAACACGCTTTCAAGAAAGGTGCCACTAAGTTTAAAGTTACAATCTGTATGAAAAGTGCAATTAATCCTATTAATTCTAATTTACAAATTGATTTGGACATTACGGATGTTTCATTGAGTTCACAAAATGATGTGTGTTTATTTGAAGTTGCTAGTTTACCACCTTTCAAAGATATTACTAAGTTTTGGATGAATACTCAAATTTCACCATCTGCTGGCATTGAATTATGCCGTGAATTGGATGGTTCAATAAGTATCAATACAATCTTTAATATGAATTTTTTGCCTGAATTGGAAGTAGATGAATTGAATGGACGCTTCGATGTGTTTATGGGTATTTCAAACCATAATACAGAAGAAGGACAATGTGGTTCAATTTGCATTGCTACTACTCCACGTGGACCTATAATAGTTGGTATTCATTTCTTGGGAGATGGAACGACTATAGGGGTCCTTAAGGTGAGTATGCATGAAATAAATCAACTGATGGAACATCCTTGCATTTCGCGTAGACCAATAATTCAAGCTGGATTTGAACCAAAATTAGAAAGTTCTGATAAGAAACATATATTAACTGAACCTCATCATAAGAGTATGTTCAGATATTTGGAAAGTGGAACTTTAAATGTTTATGGATCATTTGCTGGATTTCGTCCTAAGCCTAAGAGTAAAGTGTGTGCTACACCACTACAGAAAGAATTTTTAGAACATTATCAGGTTCCTGTCATGTTTGGGAAACCATGTATGGATAGTTGGGAACCTTGGCGAAAGAATGTAGTTGAAATGGTTAAACCTAAGGTAAATTACAACCGAACTTTCTTACGTGAGTGTGTAAAGAGTTTTACCAATGATATTTTGGTAGCTCTTCCTCATGAGTGGGAGAAAAATTTAGTTGTATTATCAGATAAAGCTACTGTAAATGGTATTGGATCTGTTAAATATATTGATAGAATAGCTGTTAGTACTTCCATGGGTTTTCCATGGAATTGTACTAAAAAAGCTTATCTTACTGAAGATATAGATGAGAGATATCCTGAAGGCGTGAATTTCACTCCAGAAATTTGGGACAGAGTTCGAGATATTGAAGCTGAATATGAAGCTGGTCGTCGAGTTTACCCTATATTTACAGGACATCTTAAAGATGAAGCTACACCATTAGAAAAATGTGCTATTAAAAAGACACGTTTGTTTACTGGAGCTCCAGTAGATTGGAGTTTGGTTGTGCGTAAAAGATTATTATCTTTTGTACGACTTTTACAGAAAAACAAATATATCTTCGAAGCTGGTCCTGGAACTGTTGCTCAATCAGCAGAATGGGGTCAGATTCGTGATTATCTAACGCATTTTGGTGAAAACCAAATTGTAGCAGGTGATTATGGTAAATTTGATAAACGTATGTTATCTGATTTTATTTTAGCTGCATTTGAAATAATTGTCAATGTTCATCGAGCAGCAGGTTTTAGTGAAGAAGAATGTAGAGTCATCATGTGTATTGGTGAAGATACGGCTTTTCCAGTTTCCAATATTAATGGAGATTTAGTAGAGTTCTTTGGTACTAATCCTTCTGGTCATCCTTTGACAGTTATCATTAACTCTTTAGTTAATTCACTATATATGAGATATTGTTATATTTCTTTAAATGAAATTAAAGAATGTGATAGTTTTAAACGCAATGTTCATTTATTCACATATGGTGATGATAACATTATGGGTGTTAACCCACGTGCTCCATGGTTTAATCATACAGCTATTCAAAGTGTTTTAGCTTCTATAGGTGTGGAATATACTATGGCAGATAAGGAATCTGAAAGTGTACCATTTATCAACATTTCTGACGTTTCTTTTCTTAAGAGAAAGTGGTTGTGGAATGTTGATGTCCAAAATTGGACATGCCCTCTTGAAGAAAATTCTATTATTAAGCAATTGACAATGTGGGTTCCATCTAGTAGTATTGATAAATACAAACAGATGGTTGGATCCATATCTAACGCTAATAGTGAATATTTCTTTTATGGGAGGGAAAAATTTGAAGAGAAACATGCTTTCTTCAAAAGGTTATTGGAACAAGAACCATACTCGTTCTACGTTACTGAATCAACGTTACCATCTTATGATGAGCTGGTAGAAAAATTCAACAGTGCTTCTAAAGCACAGTAACCTTAATCGGTTACAATTCACTAGGGTTTAAGCCGATCCTAGTGTCTTTATTTGTAAGGTTTCAAAAAAGTTTAATGAGTTTAATATGTCAAAGTGTTGAAATACTG